ATGACGGATTATCAGCCATACAGGAAAGGAACTGTGCTTGCCCCAACTGGGCCATGCAATCATCTTCATGTGATTTGTAATGATCCTGTTTATTACCCCGTTAACGATTGTTATTGTGTTTTAGTTGTTAATATTTCTAGTATCAAGGATGGTGTCCCCCACGATCCGTCTTGCGTCTTGAATTCTGGTGATCATCGCTTTATCAAGCATCCAAGTTATGTTGTTTACGCTGAAGCTATAATTTGGCGAGTGGATAACATGGTTAGAAAGCAGCGATCGGGTGAGATTTCCGTTCATGATGATATGCCAGAAGCTACATTCAATAGAATTCTGGACGGTTTTGATATATCTGATGAAGTTACGCCAAAGAACCTTAAATTTAAAAATAAATATTGCGTATCATCTATTGATGATGAGTAAACAACAGGAATTGTTTCGGTATAGCTTCTGGAGTTTTCTATGGAAGATCAAAAAGCAACCAAGCCACAGGTTAAGTTCGACACAATGAAAGCATTCGCAGGTATGGGTGCTGCTGTTGAAGTTCTGATGAAGGCTGCTCCTAATGCGTTCACTCACGCTACTGTCTCTGGTAAAGAGCAGCAGGGTGAGCTTCGTCGTCGCAAAGCAGTATGATCATAGCTGGTGCTTTTTGAAAACCCGCCTTTAGGCGGGTTTTTTCTTTAGTGATGTTCTTTGCCCTTCTGTTTGCCTGTTCTGACCTGTTCCCACTCGATACGTCCTTCTTCTCGTCTTTTGTCTATGTATTCCGCAAGATCCTGAATATTGATGCAACGTTTTGCTTTTTGTGATGTGCCGATGCGATATGTTGGAACGGGCAACTTACAAGCGTTTGCTTTTGCTTCTGCCGTGGCTGGACTCATGCCAAAGTACTTTTGGCTAACTGCTGAGAGTTCAATGTTAGGGGTATTGAATTCAGCCATCAGTAAAAACAAGGTGTTCATAATTTTCTCCATCAAAACCGGCTGCACCCGGGAAAATCATAATTCTGTGCTGGTGGCAGGAATTAATTTCTGCCAGATAGCGGAAACATATTTTGCCTGATGACGAGCATCAGCCAGGGCGTTGTGCCGTTCGCCATCGAAAGGCATGTCCATTTTGGGGTCGAATCCGATGGAACGCCCAAGCGTAACGATCGTGCGTACATCGTGGTCATTCCAGTATGCCCACGGGCAGATTTGTCCTGCTCGCTCATAAGCTCCACGTAAAATTACGTTGTCGAAGGTGGCCCCGTTACCCCAGACTTTTAAATATTTCGTATTGGCTGCGTGCCGGTTAATGAAATGATTTAGTTCTGAGAGAGCATCGCTGATCGACAAAGTATCATCAATACAGATTGCAGCTCGTGCTTCAGGGCTTTGTTTCAACCACCACAGGATGGTATCGCCGTCAGGTGTAGCTCCTTGCCCCATAGCACTTTCCAGGCTAACAACCGTATAGAATTCTTGTCCGATGTCTCCGGTTTCTGGAGTGAAGAACACCGCGCCAATGGAAACGATCGGTGCATCCTTATTTTTCCCCATCGTCTCAAGGTCGATCATTAAGTTGTTCATCACTTCACCTCTTGTGATGGTTTTGCTGCAAAATACTCGATACCTTTATCCCAGATAGATTTTATGGTCGACCACGTGACTGGCACTTTAATTTCAATACGTCCGCTCCCGTCACAGGTATCGCAATCATCATCGCCAAAGCATTCCAGGCAGCTTATAAACGTAGTTTCTGAAAATTCACCGGATAGCGCCCCCTTAGCGCCGTTCTCGGCTGTTAGTCTCTTCGGCACCATAACCCAACCATCCGGAGTTACCGGAGAGTTGCCAGACAGTGCGTTCTGCAATCGTTCCAGCTTAACGTATTCCTGAACCCTGTTTCCGTCGCACGCCTGAAGCCATTGCACAGCCTTTTGCGCATCAGTGTGAAAGGCACAAGTGCGACCGTCATCAAATTGCATTTCGTAGAGGTCAGCAACCTGTTTAAACTGCGTTTGTGGCAACTTGTAAGCCTGGCTTGCAGGTACGGCACCATAGAGCATGGCAGCGCGGCAGGCGTTCCAGCCTTCATCAAAACCGACTATGCCATTATTTAAAGACGGACGAGCATCTGGCACCACCGGCACTGGCTTGGCTATATATAGCGGCTGAACATACCAGCCCTTTGATAACCAACTGTCAGCAATGTTTTTACTCCTGGTTATTGCCGGAATACCTAAGCCATTGTCTGAATGCAGCCATGCCACCGGATCCTCTTCCAGCGATGCCAGAGCAATTTCATAAGCACGGCGCTCAACATTGTCTCGCACGTCCATGCTGCTGATTCGTTCTTTGATTTCTTTAATCAGTTCTTTATCGGTAAATGTGGTCATTATGCTCCAGCCTCCGGTGCTTTTGGCATTACTGCCCAGTGAGTGATGTTGACGTTTTCAAGGTCCCCGACCTGAAATGTCCACTGCCATTCTCCGGTTTCTTTTTGCCCCCATGTATACCAGAGAGAACGCCAGCCAATCAGCCAGCCTTCTCCATTAGCATCAAATAACAGAACACTTTCATTCGCTGGCGGCAGTTCAGCTGACACTGGTATTACTTTGTTTTCCAGTGCTGCACATTTAGCTTCAAGCGCATCAAATTTACGCACCAGGTATTCAGCATCCGTTTCATTCACTTTCAGATCTCGCGGTACACATTTCCCGCGAAGAAATCCTTCCATTTCGAAAACATTCATGCGCATTTGCGTAACTCCGATAAATCGTTAAAACGTTCCATAAACATCCCGTAGGCATGACCCGGTGCCAGTGGAATCACGTTGAACATCTCTGTTGCCGGGATGCCTTCCAGTACAGGCCAGAAAGAGCCATCATCAAGCCCGAGATCGCGGCGTTCGGTTGCCAGCATGATGAGATCGGCATATTTCACGGGTGTACTCATAACTGGGGGTAACCCGTATTTCTCACGGATTACGGCGTCTATTTTTTCTTCCATCCGTTTATAGTCAGGAAGAAGGCGTTTCAGTGGTGCGGGAATGTCCTGGCAATACGCTTCTGTTGCATCATGCATTAACGCTTCAAAAGCAAATTCCTGCGGCACCAGCTGGCTGCAAAGAACCGCATGTTGGGCGACGCTGTAGAAGTGCGAAAGATGACCGGCAAAGCGACAGATATTTGAAAGGGAAACCGCGATATCGTTAATATCGATGTCGTCTTTATTTATCCTGTCATAATAAAAATGCTTCCCGGAAAAAGTTTTAATAAATGACATTTTGTTCTCCACGTATATGCACTGCACCGCGCTGAATTCTGGTAAAAGGAAGCCCTCACCATCCGGTGATTATTGAGTTAATTACGTTTCCATAAATGCCCCCGCAGGGGCATTTGCAGTAATGAAATCAGGCGGTGAAAGTACCAATAAAGGTTTCTACTTTGCTGTCTTTGAATTTCTCAACAAGCAGATCACGAAATTCGTTAGCCATTTCTTCCTGCACCGCTTCCAGCTGAATAATGCGCAGAACCAGTACAGGACGATCGCCAGTGATAATGCTGAGGCGTAATTTAAACGGACGTTCTTTCAGACCTTCAAACGGAACGCATTTAAATTCAAATGCCACTGGCATAATGTCTTTGGTCTTCGCTTCGACAGACTCCATCAGGGAGCGTTTGCCGCTGAAGTCATTATCTTCAAAATCAGCGGTCTGGTTTGCTTCAATCGTGATTTTACGGACTGCCGCAGCCGCTTTTGTTGCTTGAATGGCGTCACCATTAGCATCAAAGCCCACAAGGTAGTCGGCCCAGTCTTCGATCCATTCTGCCAGTGACTTCTGGGAGTTACGCTCGCCGTTAACAGACAACAGAGCAGAGAACGGTGCTGTCTTTTTCAGTTTGAGAGTGGCAGTGTTATCTGCGTGACCTGGCTCATCAATAGTACCCAGGTTAAGCACACTGACGGCACGCATATTATCGGCATCGATAAAGCAGCGGGTGCCTTCATCTGCAAGATCTTTAGAATAACTGGTAAAGTCATCGATGCTGGCAGTGGAAAGCGCACCACGGAAACGGAAGCGATTTAAATTAAATTTTTCCAGATCATGAATGCGGAAATTCTCAGGCAATGCCACCGCATCGGCACCAATCTTACTGATAATTTCATTAACACCCTGAGCAGAAATAAGGGCATGGATTTGATTAATTGCGGTTGCGTCTAAGTTCTGAGACATAATAAGTCCTCACTATATAAAGATATTCAGTGATGAGATAAATAATCAGTTAATTAAAAACGATATTAACGACCTGCTGCGCGGAGTTTTCCGTCAGGTTCACCGGCAAGAGTCAGTAACTGTCCCTGGTCTTCCTGCAGAATAGTCAGGCGACCACCGCGATTGACATACATCGGCGTTTCGGTGGTGTCTTCTTCGGAAATTTTCCCGCGGTTAGTCGGGCGAACATATGAGAGTTTGTGTTTGATTTTCACACGGTTCTCATCAAATGGTTCGATTTCCAGGTTGAGTGAGACCTTACCTTTGGTTTTCGTGTTCATCACACCGGAAGCGACTTCACTGAGAACTGCGCCGATTTTGGTTTCAAATACGCCGCCGTCCAGCTCCCCGATAAATGCCTGCACATCAGTACTGCGTTCGCTAGCCATTTTGCTGCTCCTCATTATATCGACCCTGCAAGGTCGGTTGGTTTCTCCACAAAACAGAGAAGAACACCAGCGGTGGCAGCCGCCCGGATGGATTGGGTTATGAGCCCGTCGTCCGGTGATGCTCTTCTCTGTTTTGTAAAAAGGACGGTACCAGCCGGAAGCAAGGATACAAGCTGGTACCGCCAGGACTACACACAGCATAAAGTTGTGGTGCCGGGTGCCTCCCGGTGCCTGGCGAAGGTTGCACACCAGGCGGGTGGGTATCCACAGAAGGTCGACTGTCAGCCTCAACCTTAACCCGCGTGCGCTGAGCCGCATTCACCACAACGCTAAGGATTCTCTCTGGTTGAAAATACTTAGCTGTTATGTGCCTGTCTTTTCACCACTTCAGGCTCGGTGGTATCCTTTTAAGCCCGTATACATAAAAGGAAAATCAAATGACTTTTGATGAAAAAGAACTTGATAATGCAATTAATAAAATCATCGTAACGTCGCTCTTTTCCTGTGTCAGCGACACTCAGCAGAAACAGTTCTACGAATCGGCTTTCAACATGATCGAGCGTTGTTGTTTCTGCGATGCCGACGAGTTACCTGAAAAAATCAGGAAACAGTTGGCTGATGCTCTTCGAGTGCGACTTTCTGACCAATTTTCTGAAATGTACTCTCCGAATTTGGACAAATAGAAAAAGGCCATTTCCATTCAGGGTCTGATGGAAAGACTTCAGCCTGTTCTAAAGCACGGCGTAAAGAGAATACAACTCCAGCCATAATCTGATGTTTCCCATTGGCCCAGCTATCGCCGCTCTGATCTACAGGGGCGGCTATGTCGTATGACCAAACGACTTCACAGTTATTGTTTAAAATCTGGACTTTCATTTCATACACCTGCTTTAACATGAGTGCCTAGTGGCACTACATGACTCAACGAATCATCCTTGACTTCATATGCCCCAGGCGGCTACTTCGTGGGCGTCCTGCTTGTTCGTTTTTGACATTTACTGACTGCTTACGACACATGCACCGTGTTACAACCAAATTTTGTTAGTACCTTGTTTGTAGGTCTGGAAAGAAAGATAAAATGAAGTTGCGTATTATGCAAGTGTTTTATTGCGAGATGTGCAATTTGGTGGGTAATGAAAAGCCACCTTCTGGTGGCTAATTGATGTTGAGGTAGGGGGTTAATTGTGTCGCTTAAGGGTCTGTGACTGACTGATTAAGACCTTTCCAAAGACCATAAACCGGTGTTCGTTTTCGCTGGTAATTCCCCATTCGCGGTAAATCTGATTATCAGAAATTACCAGCAGTTTATCAGGTATCATTTGCAGTCGTTTGACGTAAATTTTATCATCAAAACCAAATACATATATACCATCCCCATCAAACTGATTGATACTGATATCAACGAAGATGAGATCTCCTGGCTCAATGGTTGGACACATACTGTCCCCACGAACGTTGATAACTTTAATGTGATTTGCTGGTCGTCCACCAAACATCGATACAGCATTATCAGTTCTGTATTCAATGGCATGAATCACATCAATGACATCACCGCCCTGGATAAGGCCATTTCCCGCACTGGCACTGACATCCAGCATTTCAATACGGAATACATCCTTCACCTGCGCAACATCCTCACTAATACTGTTTTTACATACAGTATTACTTTTGAGGTCTGAGGTAAAGAGATCAGCAATATCAACACCTAAGCTCCTGGCAATATTACTCAGGGCTTGTTCAGTGAATTGTTTCTGCTTACCTGTTTCGAGGCGCGAGATATTCGCCGCATCCACTCCTATTGCTTCAGCGAGATCGGCGATTTTCATGTTCTTCGCCTGGCGAAGTTGTCTGACTCGATTTCCTATGTTCATGCGTTTATTACATTTCTTTATTGCGCGTTAAGCAAATCAACTTGCGCAAAATATTTGCGTGAAATAATATGCTCATCACGCAATATGTGGAGGTTATATGCAATCACCATTACGGAATGTGCGTAAGGCGCACGGATTTACTTTGCAGCATGTTGCTGCGGGCGTTCAGGTCAATCCAGCGACGCTAAGTCGTATTGAAAGACTGGAACAAATTCCATCTATCGATCTTGCAGAACGTCTGGCCAATTTTTTTAAGGGTGAAATCAGCGAAATGCAGATTCTTTATCCGGCACGTTTTCAATCTAGCCAAAACCAGAATGGGTTTAAACCACAGGAACAGGAGGTAAGCCGTGGGTAAGCATCATTGGAAAGTGGAAAAACAACCCGAGTGGTACGTGAAAGCTGTCAGAAAAACTATCGCGGCATTGCCTGGGGGTTACGCTGAAGCTGCTGACTGGCTGGATGTAACAGAGAACGCTTTATTCAACCGCCTTCGTGCAGATGGCGATCAGATTTTCCCGCTGGGATGGGCAATGGTTTTACAGCGTGCTGGTGGCACTCACTTCATTGCTGACGCTGTGGCGCAGTCTGCAAATGGCGTCTTTGTGTCTCTTCCTGACGTCGAGGATGTGGACAACGCCGATATCAACCAACGCCTGCTGGAAGTCATTGAACAGATCGGCAGTTATTCAAAACAGATTCGTTCAGCAATTGAAGACGGTGTAGTGGAACCGCATGAGAAGACAGCAATTAACGATGAGCTGTACCTCTCAATTTCGAAGCTGCAGGAGCATGCAGCACTGGTCTACAAAATCTTTTGCGTTTCAGAAAGTAGTGACGCCCGCGAGTGTGCAGCTCCGGGCGCCGTGGCGTGTCGTGACTGTGGAGAAACTAACGCATGAACAGTTTAACAACACACTACCGTCGCTCGCAACTGATTGCGCTTCCTGTACCGGGTGGAAAAGCGAAGGTGGAATATTGCTATGCAGTGAATGTACCAGGTGACAGGGAAATTGTAACCCACAGCTTTGCTGAGTGGGCTGTGGGTGATTTCAACCGGCAGAAGGAGACAGTCCTTTGCGACAAGTTAACCGCTGGTTCAAAGATCACTACGGAGTGCCCGTCAGAGTCATTCGTTGGGAACCGGAAACACAACGGGTTATCTACCTCCGCGAAGGCTATGAGCATGAATGCTTCAGTCCGCTCGAACAGTTTCGTCGTAAATTCAGGGAAATAGAGGTCGGTCATGAGCCTGTTAATGACATCCCAGCCCATTGTGATAAATCGTGATCTTGCATGCCGTATTGGTCTGAATGAGGCAATTGTGTTGCAGCAGCTTCATTACTGGCTGAATGAAACGAATTCAGGCACTGAGCATGGCGGAATTCGCTGGGTTTATAACACGACAGAACAGTGGCTGGAGCAGTTTCCGTTCTGGTCAGAGTCCACTCTGAAACGCACATTTGCAAGCCTGAAATCACTTGGGGTTTTGCGTCGCGAGCAACTCAATAAATCGAAGCGTGACATGACCAACTTCTACACGATCAACTATGAAAGTGAGCTTTTAGAAGAGGTCAAAGTGAACGAATCCATCAGGTCAAAATGCACTTCTCCATCGGGTCAAAGTGACCTGATGGATGGGCGCAAAATGACACGATCCATTGGTTCAAAACGACACGCTGTCATCGGGTCAAAATGGCCCAATGATCTTACAGAGAATACAACAGAGATTACTACAGAGAATAAAACCTCTTCTCGTCCGGACGCTTCGCAACCGGACATGCAAACGGCTGAACAGGAGTTTTTAACTCGCCATCCTGATGCGGTTGTATTCAGCCCTAAAAAGCGCCAGTGGGGAACGCAGGATGATTTGACCTGCGCACAGTGGCTCTGGAAAAAAATCATCGCCCTGTACGAGCAGGCCGCCGAATGTGACGGCGAGGTGGTTCGTCCCAAAGAGCCGAACTGGACAGCATGGGCAAACGAAATTCGCCTGATGTGTGTGCAGGATGGTCGTACTCACAAACAAATCTGCGAGATGTACAGCCGCGTCAGCCGCGATCCGTTCTGGTGCCGTAACGTGCTCAGCCCGTCGAAGTTGCGGGAAAAATGGGATGAGCTTTCCCTGCGCTTATCGCCGTCCGTCAGCACGCACACAGAAAAACGTGAAGACCCGTACTTCAAAGCCAGTTACGACAACGTGGACTACAGCCAGATCCCGGCAGGATTCAGGGGGTGATCATGAGTCTTTTGAATGAAGTTCAGAAATTCATTGAAGCCCATCCGGGATGTACTTCCGGAGACATTGCGGATGCTTTTGCAGGTTACTCACGGCAGCGCGTTCTGCAGTCAGCAAGCAAGTTACGTCAGAGTGGGCGTGTGGCTCACCGTTGTGAAGGAGATACACGCAGACATTTCCCACGCCTGACCGAGAGAGCGCAGGAGCCGGAACCACAACCAGTTCGTGAAACCAGACCTGTGCGCAATTTCTATGTCGGCACTAACGATCCCCGGGTGATTTTGTGCCTGACCCGCCAGGCGGAAGAACTGGAGTCCAGGGGCTTATACCGTCGTGCTGCAACGGTGTGGATGGCGGCATTCCGAGAAAGCCACTCCCAGCCAGAACGAAACAATTTTCTGGCGCGTCGTGAGCAGTGTTTACGGAAAAGCAGCAAGCGCGCTGTATCGGGTGATGAGTGGTATCTGTCAGGGAATTACGTGGGGGCTTAATGAGTAATAAATATTGCCAGGAGCTGGTGGAACTGCGGAACAAACCAGCCCATGAACTGAAGGAAGTGGGCGATCAGTGGCGCACGCCGGACAACATTTTCTGGGGAATTAACACTCTGTTTGGCCCGTTTGTTCTGGATCTGTTTACTGACGGTGATAACGCCAAATGTGCCGCGTATTACACGGCGGAAGATAACGCGCTGGCGCATGACTGGTCAGAACGTCTTGCGGAGCTTAAAGGTGCTGCCTTTGGTAATCCCCCATACAGCCGCGCCAGTCAGCATGAGGGGCAATACATCACCGGCATGCGTTACATCATGAAACATGCCAGTGCCATGCGTGATAAGGGCGGGCGCTATGTTTTCCTGATCAAAGCGGCCACCAGCGAAGTGTGGTGGCCGGAAGATGCAGATCATATTGCTTTTATTCGCGGGCGTATTGGTTTTGAACTGCCTGCCTGGTTTATACCGAAGGACGAGAAGCAGGTGCCGACAGGCGCTTTCTTCGCTGGTGCTATTGCTGTTTTCGACAAGACCTGGAAGGGACCGGCAATCAGCTACATCTGGCGCGATGAACTTGAGGCATGTGGTGAGGCGTTTCTGGCGCAGGTTCGCCAGCAGGCGGAAAAACTGGTCAGGGAGATGGCGGCATGACGACGTTAACTCAATGCCAGCAGCAGGTGCTGGATATGCTGATTTCTTACCAGAAAGAACGTGGCTTCCCGCCAACCAATCAGGAGGTGGCAACCATGCTGGGATACCGTTCAGTGAATGCAGCGGTGGAACATCTTCGCGCACTGGAGAAAAAAGGCGTCATCACGATAAAGCGTGGCGTGGCCCGGGGTATCACTCTTCATACCGCGGTGAAGGACGACGACAGCGAGGCGGTCGGGATTATCCGCTCACTGCTTGCCGGTGAGGAAAACGCCAGGCTGCGTGCAGCCCACTGGTTACATGAGAGAGGCCTGAAAGTATGAAGCTGATCCTGCCTTTCCCGCCCAGCGTGAACTCGTACTGGCGACACCCCAACAAAGGGGAATTTGCTGGTAAGAGCCTGATAAGCGCGGCGGGGCGAAAATTTCAGAGCGCGGCGTGCGCAGCAATAGTTGAGCAGTTACGTCGTCTGCCAAAACCAACGTCGGCACCTGCTTCAGTGGAGATCGTGTTGTTTCCTCCGGATAACCGGATCCGCGATCTGGACAACTATAACAAGGCGCTGTTTGACGCCCTGACCCACGCGGGTGTGTGGGAAGACGACAGACAGGTGAAAAGAATGCTGGTGGAGTGGGGACCGGTTATCCCGAAAGGGAAGGTCGAGATCACTATCAGTAAGTACAAGAAAACGGCGGGTGCAGCCGCCTGATTAAGAGGAGAAACGAAGTATGAATAATCTGATGGTCATTGATGGTATTGAAGTTCGTCGTGATGCTTATGGTCGTTACAGCCTGAACGATCTGCACAGGGCAGCCGGGGGAGAACAAAAAAACCGCCCGAAATACTGGCTCTCCAATAAGCAAACCTGTGAATTGATTGAACAACTTTTCACCGAGGGTGGAATTCCGCCTCTGGAACAAAATCAACCAGTTAGCGTCATTAATGGCGGAAATAACCAGGGGACGTATGTCTGCAAAGAACTGGTGTATGCCTATGCAATGTGGATCAGCCCGTCATTCCATCTGAAGGTGATCCGTACTTTCGACATGGTAACCAGCGCACCGGAAAAATTATCCGGACAGGCTGCTGACAAGATGCAGGCTGGCGTGATTCTGCTGGACTTTATGCGTCGGGAGTTAAACCTGTCTAACTCATCTGTGCTTGGGGCCTGTCAGAAACTCCAGGAGGCTGTTGGCTTACCGAATCTGGCACCGCGCTATGCCATTGATGCTCCTGCTGACGCGCCTGATGGCTCAAGCCGCCCCACGCTGTCACTGAGTGCACTGCTGAAACAGTATGGTATCCGCCTGACGGCTAATCAGGCATATCACCAGATGGTGAAGCTGGGGATCGTCGAGCAGCGCGAACGATACAGCCGTACCGCGATTAACAACATCAAAAAATTCTGGTCGCTGACAGCGAAAGGCTGCATGTTCGGCAAGAACATCACCAGTCCCGCAAATCCGCGCGAGACGCAGCCGCATTTCTTCGAATCCCGATTCCCTGAGCTGTTAAAGCTGCTCGATACCGTTCATTGA